TTTGCTCTATATGGAAATGAGAGCGCAGGCAGCAATGTTTTTCCGCAGCATTTGGGGCGGCCTTAAACAAACATTTGGCATAAAAAATCCAGCGACAGATTTGCAAGGGTTTGCATCTGGCGGCTATGTTGATCGCCCGTCGATTGTCGGCGAAAATGGCGCTGAATTGTTTATTCCTAGAACGCCCGGCACAATCATACCGAACGGATCATGGCAGCAAATGATGGGCGGCGGTGGCGGCTTAACGGTCAACGGCAATTACATTGCCAACATGAGCGCCATTGATACGCAATCGGCAACACAATTTTTAGCATCAAACAAGCAGACCATTTGGGCGGCTTACCAATCCGCGAACCGCATGGTTCCGATTTCGAGGTAATCATGGCATTGCAAAACATTCTTGCGGTCGCTGAATCGGTCGGCATTAACGATCACAAATTCGTGGGGCAAATGCTGTCGAGGAATATGCGGATCAGCACCGCAGAGATTCTGACAGTGCAGCCGTTTGAGTTTGAAATCAAGCCGATGAATTACTTGCTTTATTCGCAAAGCCGGTCAATTCTATCGACGTTGCGCGAAGTTGATCGGCAGAATGAGCAGTACCTAAATTTTGGTTCGACCGGCTGGCTAAACTATATCGCTTATCGCGGCAATATGACTGGTTTGCAAATTGATGCTTGCACAATTCAAACCAGCACAACCGGCAAGACAATTGTTTTAGGTACGCTGCCATCAATATCTAGCAGCGCGTTTATTGTTAGAACGGGCGACTTTATCCAAATTGATCGGTACGCCTACATCGCCACAGCAGACGTGCAACGGGGCGGCAGCGCGACTGTAAGCATACCAGTTCATCGTATTGTAATGACCACAGTGGCAGCGCCGATTGGCGCGGTTATTGGGCAATTTGGCACGACCACCAGCTTGGGCGGCAGCACTTATACCGGCGTGACTTTCCCGGTCATCATGCGCGATTATCCAACTTATACGCTGGTGCCAATGACCAATGATTCTTTCATTGCTTGGAACGGCGGCTTTCGCGCAATCGAGGCGGTGCTATGAATCCCATCGTACCGGTTCAGAATACCAATAATATTCGCTATGCCAACTTTGTACGGATTACAACGCCGAGCGCCACATATCGCTTTGCTACTACACCAACGGCATTAACGATTTCTGCGGTTGACGCATCGCCATTTTCCGGCCTTGGGCAGCTTGTATCTGTTGGCTCGGTTCAGCGTGACATCAAATCCACCGCAGCAGAAACAACGGTCACGCTGGTTGGCATTGATACAACAATGCTGGCGCTAGTTTTGGGCGCTGAACTCAAAGGTTCGCAGATTGAAATGTGGCATGGGTTTTTTGATCAGAATGATGCGCTGATAACGACCGGCGGCACCGGCGGCTTGTACCAATTTTTTAATGGCTACATCAATTCATTTTCAATTGCCGAACAATGGATGGAAGAAGCGCGGTCTTATGTTGGCGTGGCTACCGTGTCGGCATCGTCGGTTCAATTGATTCTACAAAACCGGATCGCAGGCAGATATACTAACAACAATTCATGGCAGTTCTATAACAGCGGCGACACATCCATGAATCGAGTAAATTACATATCCACCATCAATTATTATTTTGGCAAGGGTGCGCCAGCAACATCATAAATTAGGAATAAGACATGATAAGAGAGGCAAACAAGTTTGATGTCGATGGCATCATTGAAATGTTAAAACATTACCGGGCGGCGGCACCGCTGGATGTTTTGAAATATGCCGATGATGAAGAATATATCGGGCGCATGATTACTGAAATCATTGCAGGCATTGGGTTTGTGCTGGTATCGGAAAAGGATAATCAATTAACGGGTATGTTGATATGCGCCAAGATTCCAAATATCTGGAATCCAAAAACATATCAGTGCAGTGAAGTGGCGTATTGGGTCGAACCAGACCACCGGCGCGGCACCGCTGGATATCGATTGATGACTGCGTATATTGAAAAATGCGAGGAATGGAAGCGGCAAGGCAAAATTCATTTTTACACAATGTCGAAAATGAACAATTCGCCAGATTTGAAATACCAAAAATTTGGCTTTGAAAAACTTGAAGAAACTTGGTTTAGATAATGCCATCATCAATTGTTGCTGCGTTCGTAAAAGCTGCCGCACTATATAACTCATCTGCGGTGTTTGCTTTTGCGGTCAACATGGTTGCATCGGCAATCGTGGCGCGAGTGTTTGCGCCGGATGAACCAACAATTAATTCATCGGCAAACCTTGATCCGGGCGCAAGAATTACAGCGCCACCAGCAGGCGATAACAAATTACCAGTGATCTATGGCACCGCTTACACAGGCGGCACACTGATTGACATGAGTATTAGCAGCAACAACCAAGTTATCTATTACGTCATTGCATTGTCGGAAGTTACAAACACCGAAGGCGGCGGTGGTGGAGATACATTTACATTCGGCAATGTGTATTGGGGCGGCAAAAAAGTTGTTTTTGATGGCACCGATTTAACAAAAGTAAATGGATTGTTAGATGAATCAACCAATTTGACAGATACATCGGTTGCCGGAAAAATGAATTTTTATTTTTACCGCAACGGCAGCAGTACGCCAACTAATACGCCAAACAGCGCAATTACTATCATGTCAGATTCCACTTTAGTATATAAGTGGAATTCAACAAAGCAAATGACTAATTGCGCGTTTGCAATTATTAAATTGCAATATAGTCAATCAGCAAATATTCGCGGTCTGGATAAAGTTTTATTTCAGCTTACCAACTCACGCACAAAGCCGGGCGATTGCATTTCTGATTACTTGCAATCGACGCGATATGGCGCTGCATTATTGTCATCACAAGTTGATTCGGCAAGTTTGGCAGCATTAGATGTTTATTCTGACCAATTAATTAATTACGATGTTATTGGTGTTGGAACTTTATCAAAACCAAGATTTAGATTTAACGGGTTGCTAAACACATCGCAACCCATCATGACCAACTTGCAATTGATGGCAAACAGTTGCGATTGCTTGATCAAATACAATGAAATCACTGCTGAATGGGGCGTAATTGTTCAATCACCGACTTATTCGGTATCGCTTGCGCTGGATGACTCAAATATTATTTCGGCGTTGACCATTACGCCAGTTGACATCAGCAACAGCTTTAATATTGCCGAGGTTAAATTTCCCGATGGCACACAACAGGATTCATTCAACAGCGCAACATTTGATCTTGCGGTTATTGATCCAACATTGTTGTTTCCGAATGAACCGGTAAACAAACAGCAAATTACATTGCAGTTTGTAAACGATAGTGCAAGGGCGCAATTGCTTGCTAATAGATTTCTGAAATCATGTCGGGAAGATTTGCAAGTACAGGTCAAAATTAATTACGTTGGCTTGCAACTTGAAGCAGGCGACATTGTAACGATTACCAATACTAATTATGGTTGGTCGGCCAAGCCATTTAGAATTGCAAAGATAGTGCAGGAATTTGATACGGATGGCAGCATTACCGCGGCACTATCGCTAATGGAATTTAACGCATCCGTTTATAACGATGCATCAATTACGCAATTTGAAACGGCACCAAATACGGGGCTTGCCGATCCACTAGTATTTGGCACGATAACTGCGCCGTTAATAACTTCAATAAACCCAAGCGCAGTTAATCCATCATTTCAAGTTAATGTTACCGCTAGTTCGGCAGGCATTATTGAATATGCTGAAATTTGGTATTCCGCTTTTGCCAATCCAACCACAGCGCAAAGAATCTTTGCAGGCACAACAGCGATACAGGCAGACGGCAACCCGTATGTGCCGGGCGTTGCTATGCCACCGGTCACGCTGACAGGCATTGCCGCAGGCAATTGGTATTTCTTTGTGCGCATGGTCAATGAATTAGGATCAAGCCCATTTTCGTCGGCATCAACTTTGTTTCAATGGCGACCAACCACATTTACTTATGCCAATCAATATTTGATCGTCGCTTATGGCGATAGTTTGACAGGCACCGGCTTATCGTCAAGCCCAATTGGCAAAAATTATTACGGGTTATTTAATTCGTCATCATCATCATTCAGCACAAACCCGGCAAACTATACTTGGTATTTGGCGCAACCGACATTCGGCACAGCAAACAAGCTTTGCTATATCAACCGAACTGGGCGCACATTCAGTTTTGGCACAGCGCCAGCAGCTTATGCGGCATCAACGGCGGCTTATGTGCCTGCATCGACATTTGATCCATCAATATGGTCGGCGCTGCCGGATGGCGATAATTCAATTGATTTAGATGTACGCACAGGGCAATTGCTGACCACAGGTACAACAACAGTGGGCGGTGGCGAGATTGCAATTACCAACAACCCTAATGGTACGTTGGTCGGATCGCTTGCGCAGTTTCTTGATTTTGGTGGTGCGCCAACATTTACTAGCGCCGTTTCGCAGTTGACCGTTGATATTTATGGTCGCGTTGTTGGTCTTATTCCACCAGACGGATTTTTCTTTACATCATGGGAAGCAGTTGCAACAGCAGGACAAACTGTATTTACGCCAACAACCAGAAATGCTGGTTATATAAACGGGCAAGACTGGGTATTTAGAAACGGCATATTGCTGGTTCCAACAAGCGAATACACAGAAACAACCACATCGGTCACGCTGTTAAATGCTTGCGCGGCAGGCGAAAACATAACAATCATTTCGTTCCGATCCACAAGCACCGCCGTCTATTATGCAAGTATGGACATTGCGTATGCATCTGGATCGGGAACTAATACGCTGACATATTCAAATTTGCCAAGCCAATTAATTAACGCAGGCGATGTGCTGACATTTGCAAATACCGGATCGCCAACGCAATACACAGTATCGTCGATCAATTACGCAACCAAACAAATTGTATTTACCACCACATTCACGGCAACGGCAGGCAATTCGGTTTATAGGTACCGAGCATTGGGTTCGACATATCGCACATTTAGTCGATGGGATGTGTCGTTAAGCGCAGCAGCAACATATTCGCCGACACAATTTCAGATTGTTTCTGGTGCTGAAATATTGTTTTTAAATGGCACCATTATGAACGATCAAGATTATGATCTTGCATCAAATGTGATTAACAATTTTCCATCGGTTGCAACAGGTAATTTAACTATCATACAGTTGGCGCACAATAACTTTGGAGTGCCTGCCGGATCGCCATCATTAATATCAACCAACACGGTCAACGGTCAAGCGGTCTATTCTTTTTCGTATGATCCGCTTGCATTCGAATTGTATTTGAATGGATGCATTGGGGTGTCGGGGGCAGGCAATGATTATCAAACAGCGACCGGAACCTATACAATTTCACCAACGCCAACAAACAACACAACAATACTTTCACAACAAACTTTTGCCAGAACGGGTGCAGCATGACACAAGCATTTAATCTTTCGCAGCTTGCAAACAGAGTTAATACCAGCGGGCAGCTTAATGCTGCAACGGGATTGTTTAACCAAACACCAGTTGCCAATGGCGGCACAGGCAAATCAACGGTTACAACCGGCGCTTTGCTATTGGGCGCAGGCACATCGGCGATGACCGAATTAACTGGCACAACGCCCGGCACACTTGTTTCATCAAGCCCAACGGGATGGACAGCAGTGCCAGCAGTATCGGTTGCTGGTGGTAATTATCAATTGGTTACTTATACATCACCAGCGACTTGGGACTACACAACAAAACTTGCGGCTGGTTTGAAAGCAGTAAAAATACAAGTGGTTGGTGGTGGCGGTAATGGTGGTGCTTGCGCAACGCCAAATAACCCGGCTGTTGCTGGCGGTGGTGGCGGCGGCGGTTCATCAATACGATATATGCCTGCACCGGCAATTGGTGCGCCGGTTCCAATTACCGCTGGCGCTGGTACAAATTCATTTGGGTCATTTGTAACGGCAACCGGTGGCGCAAACGCGCCAACAACACCGGGGGGAAGTGTTTCTGGCCCCGGCGGCGCTGGTGGCGTAGGTACCAGTTCAGTTGCGCTTATAAATTTATCGGGCGAACGCGGCGAACAAGGCACTGCACCGTTAAGTGGTGCAGGCGGGTCGGGCGGTGGATTTTATTTCACTTTAGGCGGCCCGGGGCGAGGCACAGCGGGGCCGGGAATTGCGGCACCGGCAAACAATTATGGCGCTGGTGGCGGTGGCGCATGGAAAGCATTGGGAACAACAACACTTCCCGGTGGTGCTGGTGCGCCGGGCGTGGTTATTATTGAGGAATTCTATTGATGAAAGCTTTAATTTCACCCCTAGAGCAAGTGATAGATTATCTTGGCAATTCGGGATGTCGCGTTGCGCAGGTTGAACCGTTAACATTTGAAGTGGCTGAACCACTATGGTGGATTGATTGCCCCGATGATTGCGTTGCAAATGAATGGTATTGGATTGAAAATAATTTGCGCCGAATTCCGCAACCACCAATTCCATCGGAAGAATAAAACACGACAGGACAAAATAATATGTGCGACAAAATTTCACAATTTAACGTCAACAAATATGTGCATTTAAAAGATTTTTTGCACAAAGATTCGTGCGCTGAATTGACTGCGGCGTTAAAAGATTTGGTTGCACAAAAACAAACTAGGAAAGATGAGCAATGCCCATTGTCAGAAGCAATACATGGGGCAATGACGTTTGATAAATTGCTGGTGGATTTGCTGCCGCATTTTGAAGCGGCATCCGGTCGCAAGTTATATCCAACATATTCCTATGCGCGGCTATATGCGCCGGGCGATGAATTGGTCAATCACACTGACCGAGAATCATGCGAGATCAGCGCAACAATAACGCTTGGATTTGATGGCGATGTATGGCCTATATACATGGGCGACGATATCAACAAATCCAACGCTTCCGAAATCCGCATGAATGTTGGCGATGCGGTCTTGTATCAAGGCATGACCAAGCATCATTGGCGCGAGAAATACACCGAAGGCAAATGGCAAGCGCAAGTGTTTTTGCATTACGTCGATGCTAACGGCAAATATGCAGATTGGAAATTTGACAAACGCCCAAGTTTGAATTTGCCGCAAGAAGTGCCGCAGGAATATCAGCAATGGGTTTATACCGATATCCTCACGCCGGATGCTTGCGACAAGATTATCGCTACCTATGATCCGCTGGATAAGCTGCCGCCGATTATTGGGTCGGGCGATGGCGCAATCAATCCAGAGATACGCAACGTCGAGCGCGTGATGCTGCCGGTCTATAAAGACATTGGCGGCAGGCTGGCGGCGGCAGGATTGGCGGCAAACCATCGCGCATGGAAGTTTGACATTACCCATGCCAACCAAGCCGAGTTTCTTAAATACCCGGCAGGCGGGCGCTATACGGCGCACATGGATACATTTTTGAATCCAGATACCGAATGCCGCAAGCTAACGGTCTTGGCTTTTCTGAATGACGATTTTGAAGGTGGCAAATTCTACTTTCAAATTGCACATGAGAAAATTTATCCACCGCAAGAAAAGGGTACGGTTATTGTGTTCCCAAGCTTTTTGCCGCATGGCGTTGAGGATATAATCAGCGGAACTCGATATTCGGTAGTGTGCTGGATGGTCGGAAAGTTTTTTAGGTAGAAAATGATGGATTGTCAAAATTCAAACTGCCAAGATGCGGCAGACCGTGCGGTCAAAAAAGTGTTTGCCATTTTGGGCGTTGACATTGATCGCCCGGAATCGGTCGAAGAATTCCGCGAGGATTTGCGCTTTGGCAAAAAGCTGCGCAAGATTGCCGACCACAGCACGATGGCATTTGTCGGTGTGGTTGCGGTCGGCTTTGCAAGCTTGCTTTGGATTGGTATTCAATCGAAGTTTGGGAAATAATCGGGTGTCAAAATTGATCCGATCACACTGCTGGCAACTGCAAATGCTGCGGTCGCGGCGGTCAAGGCCGGATGCAAACTTTACAAAGACATAAAAAATGCCGCCGGTGATGTCAACGATGTATTAAAAGATTTAAAAGAACAATACGACAGGCTGAC